TTATGGCACCTAACACTAAAGAAGAAGTCCTCTCCACATCCAGTACTAGAAAACCACGGCTTAGGAATCTGCTTAAACACTTTCATATCATAAAGCGTCATAGCCGCGCCCATGGCTAGTTTACCCTTAACCTCCTCATTACCCACCAACTGATCTTTAGGATAGTCTAAAACAATATCACTACCTTCTATCATATCCAACTTATTAATACTGTCCCACTTCTCTATAACTCTATACATAACAGGATGAATAGGATGCCGAGCGGTAAAAGCCAGAGCTCCCACCACAGGCTTGTTATGCCTAAACAGCCTCAAAAACGTAGAGTGGTCAAACCTCATATCCGAATCCCACCAAAGCAAATAGTCCGCGTCCCAGTCTAAACACATATCTACTATATACTCTCTAGCCTTCCCCACCAAGCTAAGCCTAGAGTAATTCGAGATCATAAGCTCTAACTTGCCAAGCCGCTTCCAATCCTCTTCCGTAGGATCAGCGCTTCCATCTTTTCCCGGCATCATATCCAACGGGGGCATAGTAGGCAGAAGCTCCATAAACTTATCATGCCCCAACTTATCCCTCCACAAAGTCCTCTCCCTCAACCCACCATAGTAACTCATCTGGTCAAAATACAGTGGGAAAGTACTATCATCTGGCCCACTGTACCAAGGCAATCCTATCATAAGTTTCATTCTTTAGACCTCTCCATTATGTCTCTGAACAGCTCGCCCAAGGTCCTACACTTAAGTAATCCAGTCTTCATCTTAAAAAACTGCCAAGCGTTCCCCTGCTCACAAACTACCATTCTATGACCTGTATGGTGCTTACGTATCTTCTCAGAAGAATCCATCCACATAATCCGCCCGCATGAACAAGACGTTAGGAGATTCTTCCTATCCCTACCATCGTGAGGAGCTAACCACTTCAAGATCCAAGGCCACTTTTTCTCACTAGTATCCGGGAGATGCTGATCGAACAAAGTGCTCATTTTTATACTCGGTTGAAATATTCAACAGAGGAGAAGAAGAACCACCTGTCGATCAGGTGGCCCTCCTTCCCGTCACTCTTACCTCCTACAAACAACGAATAAACACATGATTAGCGTAGTTAGCGCCAACAGTGCCGAGCGAGTGCATGGTAGCTGTAATGGTGTCAAGTGCTACCACCGGCCCGTAAGGGAAAGTCTGATCATTCCCTGTAGAGCTCATACCCAAAGAGTTAGCTATGGCCATATTGCCAGGGCCAACAGAGTGACCAGGAACAACAGTCACACTTGTAGGAATCCTCATAACCAACACTGATTCGTGGTAACCATACACCTGAACAACTCCACGAGCGTTATTGGCTATATCTTCGTAGGCGAGTCCGATAAGACTCCCTGCTGCATCTGCCACGACTCCAGAGACAATAGCCTCCCTAGAGCCACCTTCGTTCGTGCTAACAGAAGCAGTGTTACCAAGGGAAAGGAACTTAAAGACTGGAAAGTGAGCGCTAATGGTCTGCCCATCACGGTTCGTGATGTTTAGCCATACCCGCTCAGGATCGTCTTTATTGACTTGCTGCATCCACATGCGAATTCACTCCTAAATGTAGTGGGCTAAGAAACGGTAAGTGTCAACAGACTGATGATTCCCGAAGGCAGAGATAGAGCCGTTAGTAGCTGTCCCTGAAGCATTCACGTTAATAGTACAGGAAGCCGTACCAACTCCATCATTATCAATCAGTTGAACATCCAATAGCCTGGACTTTGTGTCTACCAAAGCAAAAGCGGTAGTTGCATCATCCAGCTCGATCGTACCTGTTAGTACCCTCATACCCCCAGCAATCTTAGGGGAGCCAGTATCCCTAGAAATATCTCCGACAGCCATAAGGCCCTCCCTATTAAGTAATCCCGGTCAGCTTACCAAGGCTAGCCCGCAGATCAGTTCCCATATTGCCCTGCCAAAGGATCTGCGCTGCGAGTGCATCCTGGTTAATTGGCCGCTGGAAGCCCTCAGGGTTCATCGAGAAATTAGCTTCCCGATGCACGAAGTAGAAGATATGATTAGAGTTGAGTACATAGAGAGTACCTGACTGGCACTTAGCCTCCCAGTTGATAGAAGCTCCTCGGTACACAGGCTTAATACTGAGCTCCCCATCGCCACCAGGAGAATACCTGACAGCAGGAGTAATAACTGCCTCGAGAGTTTCGGCCTCAGTCTGAGTAGTAAATATAGCATCAGGCTGACCCTTAACTCCAGCAATCTCTATACAATCATTATACAGCGTACGAAGGTTAGGTATCAGATTAACAGCTCCATTACCCACTCCAGTAATCACCTGGTTACGCCACTTTGTGTTGTTACCAAAGTTAATATCTGCGTACGTACCAGATGTATTGGTAGTAGCTATCATGGCAGCAAGGCCCGTGGTCTGCTTAGACCCGTTGGCCGTGCCATCACTGTACGCATCCGTAGCCTGTGTATCGGCCAGACCGGACTCAGTCTGCATGATCTTGTCTTTAGCCAGATCCCTAACCCTGTTCTCACCTTGGTTAGATCTCTTCTCAAGACCGGATATGACTACCATACCAGCAGTCTGCTTCCAATCATAGAACGCATTCGTGATTCCATCATAACCACTAGGATCAAAGGATTCAAGGCCTGCATAGTGAGTGATATTGCCACTGTCTTCGTACATGACAGGGACTTTAATCCTCTCACCACCAGTAAGGGTTTTGATCCGGTTGCTACCTCGAAGGTACTTCAACAATGGAGATCGATTATGAACTTGGTTCAAAAGCGATCCACTGTTAAGGTATTCCATCAAGGTAGATGAAAGTAGCGGCCCCCATACAATTGTTGGGTTCGCATCACCTACAGCCATCACTTACCTCTCTATTAAACAAAGGATAGTATCCTTTAGCTAGTATACTTAGATTTTGCTAATGCCCACGCGCGATCCAAGATCAAACTTGGATCTTCGTTTTTGGCCGGATCAAAAATCTTAACTGGAGACCTGCCGGTACCAGTAGTCCTTCTCACAACACCAGGCCTAGAAGGCCGGCGTTGAGAAGTGGTTCTAGCAGATCTACTGTCTGCAGGAGCTCCTAGGCCAGGAAACTCTAGCCTAAAAATGTCTAAAGGAGTAACTCCCCTAGTCGGATCCTGCAGAGAGTCAAGTCTTTTGTCCAGCCTAGCCTGAATCTCTGGATTTAGTGTGACCTCACCATCTTCATCGACTGTGCCAAAGTTATCCCCATACAGCTCAACCCCTTCTTGCATAGCGGATTGAGTGTAGTCGGTAGCTGCCACTTCTGCACCCTCAGCTTCCAGGGCTGACTTAGGGACAAAGCCTAAATGATCGGCTAGCTTATTGAACATTTCTACATGTTCTTCGGTCACTCCCTCGGGTAATGCATAGGCGTCTTCCTCATTTGTCTCGCCTGAGGAAGAATTCTCACCACCCATATAATCTAACATTTGCTCTCTCACGTCCAAGATGTCCGATCTAAGAGCATTTGTATCGTTTATATTCCTAGACATTTCTCGCTGCATAGCTCTCGCCGTAGCAGCGCCCTCGGGATTATTATCGTCGAGCCAGTCCATAAACTTATCCGTAGGCATAGCTCTAACTGCGTCGCTCTCCCCTCCAAAACCCTGCTCTGATCCTGAACTAGAACCCCCTTCTAGCCCCTCCAAAACTGCATCCGTATCTAGATCGTCTTCGCCCCACTGCTCTGCTTCTTGATCTAGAGCAGACTGGAAACTAGCATCCTCTAGTTCCCCGGTATCGCCCCTAACTACTTCTGACATTACTCGCTCCTTCGCTCTGTGAGTAGAAGGTGAAAAAAGTACTTCTCTATACTAATCTTTCTCACTCCAATTTACACTATCCAAACCAGAAGGCAGATCCCCAACCTTAGTTTTGTCTACAGTCTTACCTTTCTCATCTACAACTTCTACAACCTTCTCATCTAATTCAGGATGAGACTCATGCCTAATTCCCTGCAATGGCCCACGTCCGACCGTATGAGGAGCATGCTTGTCCAGATTGATCGCTCCACCTACCCTATCCCCAGACTCAATCAAACCCAAGTGATTCATTATCCTACGTTTGTCAGCCTTAGAGTACACATCTGAGCCCAAACCCTCATCAAAGTGAGGAGTAAATGTGTCAGCTCTAAACCTCTCAGGAACTCTATGCATCTGCTCATGACACGCTGGGCATTGCCAAGATATATTCCTATCCTCTACAGACCGAAGTAAGTCCTCTCTAAGCTTACACTTAGAACACTCAAATGTATAAGTAGGCATTACTTCAAACCTCTCTTTATAGCCTTCTTAGTCTTCTTAGGAATTCTAACATGTATCTTACACTTAGGCTTCTTCTTAGAGCTAAGATCCTTCATGTCAGTGCTAGACATCAACGCGCCATGAGAAAGATCAGGAGTAGCGGTTTTAGGCATATCTTTATCCAGTCACCGCATTGCCTGTTTGTTTACCCTCATTCACAGTCGCGTTCTGAAAGCTATCTCTATCCAAAGGACCTATTCCCTGCCCAACTTGCCTACCCTCCACTACAGCTCCCTGCGCGGCATCCTCAGGAGGTATAGGATTCCCTTGTTCATCTACTTGCCCATTCTGTCCAGGAGCACCCCCACCCTGCTGCATTGTATTGGCGGCCTGCTCAAGCATAGGCAGTATCTCTTCCACCACCCTCTCACTAAAGCCCCTAACCAACAACCTCCTAGCTATCTCAGGCAGATTAGGAGGCATTCCAAAGCTCTGAATCATGACAGGCGTAAGACCAGCAAACAGGTTAAGCAGGTCCATCCACTGAGACCTCTCTACAGACACCGCTGTAGAGTGAGAGCTTACATCCATCGTAAACAAATACTCTCCTCTAGCTATCTCCGCTGTAACCTGAGCAAACTTAGGAGCTTGCTTATCTATAAGGAACAACTTAGAGGGCCTAAACTGAGTAATCAGCTGCCACATCTTTCTAGCCTTACGAATCTGAAAGTCTGACATCAGCCCAGATCGTCTATTCTCTCTAGCCGTATTCCTCTTCTCCAATATACTAGCCTCTGTAGCAGTATCCACCTTAGGCATCTGCTGAGGCTGAGGAGTACCAACAGACCTGTCAAAGATCTGCTGCAAGATACTCAGTAACTCTCCCTTCTCTGGAGGAACCTGATGGAACGGAAGTGGAATAATCCCTTTCCCTGCATGTTCCGTCAGCCCTTTCACTACCGCTATACTCCCATCAGGCCCATCCACCAAGTCCTGCAAAACAGTATTGTCTATCCCAGTAGCAGGATCCACCAACCACAGATTCTTCTGCTTCCTAATGATAGACAAGAATGAGTCCAGAACCTCATTCATTAACGCCTGAACTGTATCACCACCACCCATCAGCAAAGGGGGCTTATGGAACCAATTCCTCACACCGGGCTGAAAGGTAAGCGTCTCAGCTGGATAGTCCTCTAACCTATCATAAGGCCACTCTTCTTCTTCCCTAAGAGGCTTATCATGACCCTCAGCCACATTGATCAATATATCTCTAAACTTACCCCTTCCAACAGGCGCGTTCTTAGCCCATATCTCCCATCCTCTAACCACCCCCAATCCATCGTCTGGCTCGCCATCCTTTATATCCGGCGCGTCTTGCCATCTACTAGGCTCTAAGTCCTTAGTGTTCTCCAGATTAGGATCTGCCTTAACTTCATCTATTGGCAGCTCCCATCCAAACGCCACCCACCTAGCATCCTGCGGACCCTCAGTACAGAACACATCAGTCACGAACATCCCTGGAGGCCAGTTCACTGCAAAGGGAAAGTCCCTCTGTACCGCAGTGTTAGGAGACACGCCAGGCCGATCATGAAACTTCTTATGTATTTCTATATGCTCTCCTACTACCTCCCCAATGAAGTCTGCTTCTTCATCTGGCATATTAATCAACTCTCCCTTAAGCAAGAGTTCATGCACACTAATATGCCTTATATGATCGTGCCCTCCATCCACCCTCACATCCTGTCCCTGCATCAAAAATAAGTTCTCATCCTCCGCACTATCCAACTCGCCCAGCTCCACACCAGTCTGCAACAGTTCTTGTTCTTCCCTATCAAAGTCTTCCTCGTACCCTATCTTCACACACCCATAGGGATACACCATTGCATTAAAAGCCACCTTTTCATCTACCTTAAGCTGCTTAGTAGACCTATACACATAGTTATTAATCTTAGACGTCACAGCCGCCCTAGACAAAGCATTAGGATCTCCTGGGTCAGAGCTCTCCGCTGACTCCTTATTCTCCGGATAGCACTGTAGGATAGGATCCCTATCCAACATATTAGACAAAGTCTGATCTATCCAACCATAGATAATCCCTGCCTTAATACGCCTAACATGCTCCTCGTCTCCAGACCCGCCTCCAGAACCTGCGCTGTACTCCCTCTCCGTACTAGCCTCATTGAAGTACTGCTTAACCAGCACGTCACAGGCATCAAACAAAGGCTTAGACTTTTGCTGGGAGTACTTGATCAAGTTCAGCCAGTACTTAGCTCGATCTACTGATTTCCTAGGGTATGCCATAGTATCTCAGTTGAATATTTCAACAAAGTGAACTACGCTTCTACTAGCGCAGATTTCACGTATGGAACTACAGTTGCATCCGGCCTTAAGAAACGCCCCTTACGCTTTTTGGCAGCACGAAGGAGGATTTCATCGAATGATCTAGCTACTGGGTTAATCACAAGTGGAGCGTTAGCAGTAGGCTCTTTGTGTGTAAGACCTAGAAGATTAGCCAGGCGCATTCCTATCAGAGACAAAGCATCCACTTGATCGTCGTTGCGGCCGTTAGGGAATCTAGAGAGCTCCCACTCTAGATCACCTCTCCAGGAGGCCTGCTCAGGTATATGCACATAGCCCATCTGCATTGCGCCTGCAATGGAACCAGCGCGATACTCTGAGTCCTTAGAGCCTTTGCCTATAACGCTCACAGAATCCAGCACAGCAAAAGCGCCTTCCTCGCGCATACATTTCTGCAGCACTGGAGCGACTACTTTGTTCATCTGCACACGTTCGAGGAAGCACTTGAGCGGCTCATACTTAAGCATCCACTCAACAGCTTTCTCTACACCTTTCATAATATCGCACTGTTCCCGGAACAAGTCCAAAATCCACACATGGCCCTCGCCGTCCACACCGAAGATTATATGAACAGTGTAGTCTCCTTTGCCCTCGGAGAAAGCATAGTCAGAGGCTAGATAGTGTGTTAGGCCTTTAGGTGTCTCGTTACGCACAAAGGTTTGGAACCACGCTGGGTTGAACAGCTCACCTTCGTCACGCACAGGCTTCTGCTGATGCAAGGCCATGAAGCGAGGAGGGTTGTGGGACCTGATAACTTCCAGCTCTTCTATCGTGCGTTGGTTAGGACCTTCGGGCAGCAAGGCCTCACCGACCGATCTCTCGAGTAGATCGTCTTCTTCCGCGATAGAGGGAATTCGTATGATCTCCCAGTCTTCCTCTCCAGAGTCAGCCAGCTTCTCTATACGTCCACCCAGGTCGTCATCATGCCAACGCTGCATAATACAGATCACCGAGCCAGGTCCATCCTTATAGGAGCGTAGACGATTCAGAACTGTCGAAGTATACCAGTCCCAAACCTTACGTCTCTCATTAGGACTCGCAGCTGCTTCGTAGTTCTTGAACGGGTCATCCACGTTAAGGATATTCGCGTGAAAGCCTATCAGGCCTCCTCCTACACCCTCGGCCTTATACTCCCCCTTCAGAGTCGTATGCCATTCGTTCATAGCCTTAGCGTCTTCGGCTATGCCAACCTCAGGGAATAGAAGTTTGTATCTAGGCTCGTTAACAATGTTACGAACTATTCGGCCGAAGCCATAAGCAAGGTCTGCATCGTAGGAAGTTTGAATGAACTCTAACGTCGGGTTACGACCAAAATACCAGGAGGGAAACAACTCACTAGCAAGACGCGACTTACCTATAGCAGGAGGAACAAATATAGCAAGCCTACGAATTAGACCTTGCTCTACATCTTCCAACTTAGAAGCTATGTAACGATGCACCGGATACGCTACATAGGTAGGATCTATAAACTGAGCGTAATGAATAAGGCTCTCTCCAGCTTTCTCCCTATGTATAAGGGCCTGTGCTATCTCAGAGGGAGACAGATTCTCTGCGTTAGGATCAGGCTTAAATAAGCTAGCTATTTCGGAGCCGCGATAGGACATTAGGTTATTGCTTTTTTCTTACCAATCACCTTGAGGTCAGGCTGCTCAGTAATTAGCGTCGAGTCCGAGGGGTAAGACCACGACGCATACCACGCATACGCTCACTAGCAACAGCCCTCATTCGAGCCGGTTCACGAACCCTAGCGGCCCTTCCTGCTTGAGAATTTGCCCGACTGCGAGCCTGCTTTTGAATGAGTCTCTTGAAGCCGGATTCACGAGCCCTAGTCGCCCTTCCTCTTTGTGGATTTATAGCCGTTCTAGTAGCGTTACTAGCAACAACACCCAGTCGTCCAGCCATCTTATTCTACCTCCGTTTCAGAACTATGCTTGTTCAGCGCCGCGGACAAGAGCTTCCTATCCTCGGTAGGCAATTCAGAGAACTCAGCTTCGACCAGCTCAGGTTGCTGAGAGGCTAGGTTGTTCAGCATGTTCACTAAGTTGTCTGTAGGAGAGCTCTCAATCGTATGAGTCACTTGTGAGTCTATCTCCTTACGCTCCGTATAGCCTCTGTCTTTACCAAGCGTCCTCACAACAAACACCGAGGCCTGATAGTCTCCAATCTCTACCCGGTCAAAGATGTTGTCTTCGGCCTGATCTATTATCCGCTCTCTAGCCTCTTGCATTAGAGTCTGCAGCGAGGGCTTTTTACGAATAGAGTAGTACACACTCCCTACCTGCATACCTACATCAGCCGCGATCTTGCTTATGACACCTCTGTTCCGTATGATAGCCTCTGCTAAAGAATCTTCCAGCTTTTCATCTTGCG